CAGAAGTATTTAATAGTGTCTTTTGAAATCCTAACTTTTGTTATGAAGTCATCTTCACCCATTATCGCAACGCAAACAGAACTCATTTTATCAAACCAATTTATTTCTACTCTTCGTAGGACGGTTTATCTGTTAGTCGTTTTTAAATTTTAAAACCTTATTTCATCATTCTAATCAAGTTCGTGCTATTTCCGGCCACTATCTGTTAAAGTCCGTTTTTATATTTTTTCAAATACATCAATTAATTCATTCAGTTCTTTAAATAACTTACTATGATTTTCATTAATCATGTAATTATTTACTGTATCTATATCAACTTTACAAGTATCTTGCATTAGTTGATACATATATTCAGTAGACTTATCTTCATGATCACATAATTGGTGTACTGCTGCAAGTTTAAGCTTAGTTATGTATTTCATATTTTAGGTCTTTCACCGTTATGAGCTACGCACTCTTTACAACCTTAGAGCATCCTTCTGGGCAAGAATGTTTGTATGAGCGTTTCATAGGATAGTTTAGTGAATAAAAAATATTAAAAAAGATGGCTAACCCCGATTACAGCCAGCACCACACGGGAGGGGGCAGCGTGTTACATGGTAGGCTACAAACGTATTACTACTTGCCCTGTGTTGCCTCTCATCACCAACACTTCCACTTGTCGGCCATTGTTCTGCCAATCTCATTTGATTGGTGTCTGTACCAGAACTACACTGCTCGGCCACTGGTTTTCCCGCCATCTTTTTTAATATTTTCAGTTTGTATTTCAAATATAGTTCATCTCTTAATAATCGGCACTGGTTATATTCTTGTTCGTTATGCACAATTAAGCAACGCATCAAACAGCTATAAGTGATTTTACAAGTTATTGTAAGTTTAATCACTATTACTTCTATAATAGTACTTATACATTTCCTGTGCAGTAGGTATTGGAACATTTTTATCTTTCAGGTATTCATGCACAAGCTTTTCAGGTTTTATATACTCTTCTGTTTCTGTTTCAGCATACTTAGAATCATCAACAAATCTCCAAGCTTTATAAATACAAGTACCATTATCCAAAGACTTTTGAAATGATTGTGCTGTATAACCTGGTTCCATAAAGCCATTATAAGCACAAAACTCATTAGGAAGTACTTCAACACCAATATCTATCCCTTCTGTGTGTATAATCACCCAATCATGCTTGATGTAAATTGTTATTTTACGCTTATCAAGATTAATATCAGGATGAAAAATAGCAATTACACCTTTGACTATATCCATATTTGCTGGATTAGTCATAAAATCTTGAAATCTGTTCATTTGTTTTAATTTAATGTTTAGTAAAAAGAATTGGTAATGTGCTTCTACATACTCTGTTCCGTCATTAGCGGGAGGCAACCTTATTCCAATTCAGCCACCTGACTGTGTTATTTCTTTTTAAATTGTTCAAACCATTCTTTAGCATCTTGATAATTAAAAATAGAATTATGTGTGTTTAATTCAGATTCTCTTTCATATAAAAGATTGAGAACTTCTTTCTCACTATACATTCTTTCTTGTTGCTTATCTCTTTCTTCCAATGCTTTTTCACAACTTGCCAAAAGTGTTTTAGTGTGTCTTAATTCTATTTCCATTAAACCATAATGTTCTTGTTGCCATTTAGCACAATATTCTGCTACCCTTCTTGCTGCTGATTCTATATTTCCCCAAACCCATCCCATATCAGAAATTATTCTTTTAGCAGCTTCTTCAAGTGACTCTTGTTTAGTAATCTCAATAAAATGTCCTTCACTACCACATTGAGCACCACAAGTAGTACATAAATAATATTTATTACAGTCACCACATTTAATATATTCTTTTTTAGGTTCTTCTTTTGGAATCGTAGTTTCTTGTTTAGACTCTTTTATAGCTATAAAAGTTTTACCAAATCCTGTTACAGCTTCTATTCCTCCTCGTGCTTTGTTTGATCTCCACAAATTAAATGATTTTTGTTGTCTTTCAAATCTTACAGGATCAATATTATTTAAAGGTAAAATATTTCCTTGATAATTTAAAGAATGACCTTCTTCATCAAATCCTGTGTGAGCATTTATATCTTTAGGTTCTTCTTTTGGAATGATTATTTTGTACTGATAAGAAGTTGCTTCATCAATCATCCCATTCTTTTTATAACCTTCTCTATAAACCTCAACCTCCTCACAACTTGGATTCTTAACAAACCATTCTAAAAACTCATCATCAATAGCTTGTACACCATATTTGATTAATCCTTGGTCTGTTGTTAGGATGATTTTTTTAAAATACAATGGATTGTATTGGTCATTCCATTCAACACTTTCTAAATCATAGCCTACTTGGTGTAAATGATTGCGATTATCCTTAATGTCTATAAACCAATCTTGGCTTGATGTGATTTTATCATCAGAAGTGATGTAGATGTGTTGGGCAGTATTGCTACCAATTAAAACATCCTTATCTAATTCTATTCTTCTTCTTAAATTATTAACCCACAACGTACTTGGTTTGTCCGTTAGTAATACGTGTATGTTTTTCATCTTATTTGTTTTTTATTTGTAGTCAGAACAGGATTTGAACCTGTATTTAATGTATATACTTAAATCTTATAGTTGCATCATTCAACAATGCTTTACCTTATGGTTAAGGTATCAGGAGTCAATCCCTGATTCTTCTATAAGTGCGTCTACCAATTCCGCCACCTGACTAAAAATCTAATTCTACGCTTACTACTTGTCTTGTCCTATGAATTAGTAACAGTCTTCATTGTAGTCAGGACAGGATTCGAACCTGTTTTGTAATAAAGGGTCTCACGACTGTTATTTCTAACCTACATTTCTGTAGCGTGGTCTGGTTTGAGTAGGCCCTAATCTGTTCTCATTTATATTACAATGGCGTACCAATTCCGCCACCTGACTATTTGCTTGTCTTTCCAAGCTGTCACCACTTTGATAATTCCTCCAATGTAACTCTTCAGAAAAGCCATAGATGGTTCACTATGAGCAGCAATCAAGACAGGATTCAGAATCTGTCTTAGTTAATGAAAAACACTAACTAATATTATTTCCTTGTATAGTAAATAATATAAGCAAAAAGAATAAGAAAAGAACAACACAACCATACAATACCCATAGCAATACTAATATACCACCAAGCTATTGTAGATACAACAATCAAAAATAATGTATGAAACATAGCACTACCCGCTTCTGTATCTTTACCAGTAGGTGTATTTACAAGAAAAAGATAATTAATAAGTACTGATACAGTAGCAATAAGTGCAATAGCTAGTATCATACAGCTAGTTGTTTAGTAATACGTGCTGGTTTTTTCATTTTCCGCGATTGTGACGACCAGTACGTTGTATGTATTCTTTACTACATGATGACTTATCTCGTAAAACACTAACTTGTGTGTTGCGAGATAAAACGCGGTTCGTTGCGCCTACATACTTACTTTTGGAAGATAATCCGTTGTACTTATCAGAGCATACCCAGTATGCATCAGAAGGTAAATGATATTCGGAAGATTTAGTCATAAGGTTATATTATTAGAAAGTGAAACAATGGTAAGTTAGAAAAGAAATGTGAAAGTAACTGTGGTATCAGGTACCAACATGAGTAAATCCATGATTAGTATATCAAAATTAGCAATTCTGATAACACTAATGGATAAGAGTATGCGAAGATGCTTCATTACAGTAGTTGTTTTTGAAGTATCTTCGTCATATTCCGCAGTTTCAACAGCTCATTTACATTATAATATGGTGCGCGTAGCATTGCTTCTATCTTATTAATGTTGAGTTGTACTTGCTCTTTGATCTGGTTTTGTGTTAGCTGTGTCATATGCTATATATGAATAGTATGCTATGTCATGATGAGAAACAGAGAAGAGAGGTGCTTACGCACCTACTCTCAAACTCAACCAAGTCATGTCCTGTTGACGAACTTCACCATTTTCATCAGCAAGCTCAACAGTGCGCGTGATCTCTTGGAACATTGAAGGATCAAGATCAAATTCAGCACCAATTAAGGCTGCTTCTGATGTCTTAATGTAGCGTCTTGTCTGTACTGTACCAAGACCAGGAACAGATTTGCTTACTGCAAGAGTAGTTACAAAACCACCATTGCTGCTTTGTGTGCTTTTAATTACAGATGCTTTCACGTTATTATGTGTTTAAGTTGAACAATAGGGGGATACTGTTTCCCCCAAGTATTTGACGGGTGGTTGAGGTAGCAGGTACCCGCGCACATAGTGGTTTTATAATTTTATCTATAGTAAAATTTGCTCTACTAGTACCCACGCACATAGTTTACCATACATATTGCTCCTATTACACTATGTTTTGTTGTAGGGGGGGGGAGTATTACTAGTTTGTGAAAGAGCAGGTGGGTAGTTCCAATCCAATAACACTATCTTTCTTTTATAAGCTTATACAGTAGTAGTGTATAAAACAGTATGTAGTAAAAAAGAAAAATGATCGAGCAGAGAAGTAGATATAACCCCATAGGGATTTTTGGAGATTTCAGCGATTTTGTTTGTAAAAGCTGAATGGATTTTTTAAATTTGCTGAATATAAGGTTTTAATATGGAGATGATTAGAGAAACAAAGGTCAGTAGTATAAAGGATAGGGAGTACAAATATAATCCTAGTGTAGAACTAGTTGGTCATTTACTTAAAGAAACTAAAAGGACTATAAGAACTAATAAGGTTCGTATTGGTAAGATTGAAGGTAAGTTGACTAAAATAGCTACTGATGATAGAGAGTATGTATATCAAGATGATAGTAAATTTATTAAGGTATTTTTAGATAGTGATGCTTTAAATGAATTTATTGATCTTAGTAGTAGTGCGCAAAAAGTGTTGTGTAGTATTATTAAGACAATGAAATATAATGAAGATTTTGTATATGTGTATAATCATAGTTTGCTTAAAGATACAGGATTAAGTGATACAAGTATTAGTTTGGGTAAAAAGGAATTGTTGGAAAAGGAATGGTTATTTAAGAGTGATGTTAATCATATGTACTGGATTAATCTATGTTATATATGTATTGGTAATAGAGATGAGATTTATAGAAAATTTAGAGATACTCGATTATGAACAAAGTTTCAATATTAACATTAAAAGCAGAAGCCTATCAAAGAGGATTTTACATTGGTGAAAGCCTTACTAAGAAGGGTGGAATTATGGTTTATATTAGTAAGAGAGATACTGATGATTTGGAATTGTATGCTAATCTTGAATTAAGTATTGATGATTATATTGGTGCTGTTTTATATGGTGAAACTATTCGTAAGTATGCTTTTAATATAGAAGAAAGAATTAATAATCGTCATGCACAAAATATTAATAATTGTATGCATGAAATTACTAATGTAGGAAACAAGAAGGTTTGTATTCATTGTATGGGTAAATTTGGTACTCAAATGAGTATTGATTTAATGGATAATTAATTATGGAAGTTAAAACAATTAATTTTGAACAATATAATGTTGTAAAAGCATATTTTTCAAAAAGATTTTTTGAATATGATGATAAACTACTAGATTTAATTTATAATAAGTTTCAAGGTCTTAGTTTTTATGGTAGTGCAATTCCAAATTATAGTCATTTATTTAAAGAAGATAGTATTATTGTTTTAAAAATACATCAAGATTATATGTTTAAATTATTTTTAAGAGATATGAATATACGAAGTCCTTTTGATTTTAAGTTAGTTAATAAAGTACGTATATGAGATGTAAAATAAGACTAATAGATAAATTTGTAGAAAGAGAAGATAATTTAAATAATTTAAAAAATAGAACACATCAAATTAATCTCTTAGATAAGCAAAGATTATGATAGAGAATTATATGAAGAATCTTTGTCCAGTGATTGAGATAGAAGATTTACAAAGAGCGTACTTATATCTACCTAGTAAAGAAAAGGTAAATGCAGAAACTAAAAGTGATACACATATTGTATTATTAGAGGGTGATGAAGATAAAGCTGTTATATTCGATTGGGATGATATGGCTGAGGGATGGAGACTGAGAAATAAAGTTGTTCTATGGCCTAATGACGGAGATATTATAGATGATTGTGAGAAATGTGGAAAAGGTATAGATCATATAGTCAACAAAATTGTAACAAAGAAAAAGTGTAAGAAATGTGGATTAATAACCGAACTAAAATTTAGTTAATATGCAGTTAAATAAAGCAGTTTTTATGAATCTAGATAATACTGTTGTTAAAACCAAAAGTGGTGAACAGTATTTTAAAGATGCAAACGATTGGGAGTTTATAGGAGGTTTTTTACCTAAATTAAAGGTATTAGTTGATGCGGGATATATTCCTTGTGTTGTAAGTAATCAAGCTGGTGTTAGTACAGGTAATGTATTAGAAACTATTCTTTCTGCTCGTATGAAGAATATTGAACAGGAAATGGAACAGTATTTAGGATGTAGTGTTAATTTTGCTTACTGTACTCAATTAGAGAGTTATAATAGAAAGCCTTATCCTGGTATGGCTTATTATATTGCTATGGAATTATACCTTTCTCTACGCAGAAGTATTATGATTGGTTGTAGTAAAGTAGATTCTGATTTTGCGAAAGAAGTATATATTGGTACTTACTACGATATTGAGGATTTTTTACATGATACTGATTTGGATGAATATATTAAACACGCAGGTGATAACATATGATAAACTTCAATGAATTAACGATAATAGATAGTCCAATAGAGGTTGGTTCTATTGTTAAACAAAACTTTATAATTGGTTACGATCCTTTTGATATCAGAAATAAAAGTAAATCAGCTAATATAAATGTATTTCATGTGTATGATAAAATACATCAACGAACTACATTAAAAATAGTTACTAAAAGAGATTTTAATTGGTTTGTTGATTTTGTAACAAAAAGTTTTTTAAAAAGTGATTTTAAAGTATCTCATAAATTTATAAACAATGATGGACGAGCTAGGAGTGTCGAACAGATTAGAAGTCAATCTGGCGGATTTAAAGAGTATATTGATCCACAATAAGGAGAATAAAGAAGGTTATTTCTATTGTCTTGTACCGCCTAGTAGATTTAGAAAGATACTTTCAGATTATTGGGCATTAAAGAGTATTGAAATAGAAGGGGCATTAGATAATTATGCACAGAATTATAGGAGTTTTGTTCTTTATAATTTAGATAAACAGTCAGATAAAGAATTAGGTAATCAAAATAGTTATTTGATTGTTAAAGATAAGAGTTTAGAAGAAACAAAAGGAAAATGTAGTGAGTGTGATTGTAATAAGAAACGCTGGATAAATCCTAAAACTGGTGTTTGTTATTATAAAGAAGCAATTAAAGAAAATTATTTAACTAAAATACCAAAATAATATGAGTGATTTATTAGATTCAAAAGGAGAAAGGATTAATGACTTACAGTTTAATTTAAAGAAGCAAAGTGCTAATCATTTAGCTGATCGCAAAGCATTACATAGTAAACAAGGTGCAATAAAACCATTTAAAGATGAAGAAGATATGATTAAAACAGCAGAAACTGCATTTGAAGGAGCTAGTAAAACATTAATAGAACTAGCTGATAAAGAACGAGAACTTGGTTTTGATATTAATGATGCAGAAAGCATTAAAAATTTTAAAGTAGGTTATACCCCTTTTGGAACACTGTTGCTAGTAAAAATTATTTACGAGGAACAAAAAATTGGTAATATTCTTGTACCAGATAATACAGCACTTGGAAGAAAAGCTATTGTAATTGTTCCTGGCTCGTATGTAACGGATTTAAAAAAAGGTGATGTTGTTCAACTAAGACCTACATCCAGAGGTCAATATGGTGGAATAGATCATAATGCTCTTCCTCCTCACGTAGAAAGAGTATTTAATGGTATTAAGTTTCATGAAATTACTATGGAAAGTATTCTTGGAGTTTATATTGATCGAGAAGAATATATACAAAGATCAAAATGATAAACTTTAGTAGTTTGGTAATTAGTGAAGAAAAGGAACCTGTTAAAAAACAGGTTTCTATCTCTATTAATAAAAAAATTCAATTAGATGTAATTCCTAAGAAATTAACTGTTAGTGAAGCAAAAGCTTTAAAAGATGAATTACATAAAATTGAACCAGGTTATAAAGAAGGTACTGCTGGATATAGACAGGTTTCACAATGGTGTGAGCATTGTGATGATGTTTATACTCACGTAATGAATAGTAAAGAAACCAAATTAAGGTGTTTAAATTGTAAGAAAGATAAATTAATTAAATTAAAATAGTTATGACAACAAATGCAGAACAAGTAAAGTACACAAAAGAAGAAGCTTTAAATTTTTTAAAGAATCTATCTGAATTAACATATCAGTTAAAACAAGCATTAAAAACTATTAATATTGACGCAGATCATAAAAAAGTTAAAGATTACCAAGAATTTAGTAGTTTGGAAGTACTTAATGCAGTAAATGCGTTAGGTTTGTGTAAAGCTTATTTAGAAAAAACAATGTGGGCAGTCATTGGAGAACTAGGTGAACCTACTCCTAATCAAAATGATGGAATACGTAAAAGTATCAATAATATTGAATCAATAGATATTACTCTACAAAGACTTATTCAACATATTGTTCATATAAAGGAAAGCTATTCATGGAGTAAGTATGGTAATATCTATACTACTAGTGCTTTTCAATATGCTACAGAAGCTAAGATTTGGTTAGGTTTTGAATTAGGTAGAATTAGAGATAATCAGTAGTTTTATTTTATTTACTGTTAATAATTAAGGTAGCTTGAAAAGGCTACCTTTTTTTATTTCATTGCGCGAAACTAAATGGTATGACTACTATTAATAAGTATCGCAGAACATATACTGAAGTCCTTTGGTTCCTAGATCATGCAGAGAAAGAACTACGGGAGAATAATGTAGATTTTAATACCATTATTTGTTTTAATCAATCACTAGACTCTTACAGAATAGTAATTCAAATCTATGATAATAGATAACACTATAGCAGAAGTAATACTTAATACAGAAAAAGAAACAGGAGTAAACAAGAACACAGTAATTGATATAATGACAGCTTATTATAAAGCTGTTAATATTATTATTGAAGAGAAATCTCCTGCATCTATTAAGATGGATCTTTTTGGTAAATTAAGTTATAATAATGCATTAAAAGAACGAAGGGAAGCTCTTAATTTAGAATAATGGAATTATTTATTCAGGATGAAAAAACTAGATTAGTTAAAGCTAATCCGGAACTTCTTGCGCTTAATCCTTATAGAGAATTGATGAGGAGATTAAGAAAGATTGAAGGAGATTCTGATGGTAGAGAAAAAGTTTTTAATTTAAGAGAACTTGCTTATGTTTATTATAAAGCAAAGTTTATTACAACAAAAGAAGATGAAGATAAGTATAAAAAGCTTATTGGTTTACCAGAAGATTGGCAACCAGATCAAGTTGTATTAGATTGTGTAGAAGCTTATTATCAAACACAGTGGACTCCTGCTGTTGAGACAGTTAAACTTATTAAAGAAAGTATTGCAGGACTTAATGAATATATAAAACAAGCTAATACACAAATGCGTAGTGCTGTTTTAGGTCAAGCAAGAGATATTAATGAATTTCTTGATGTTTTAGATAGAATACCTAAAACTATTGATAATTTAAAGAAAGCTGAGGCTACTTTAGAAAGAGAACAAGAAGCTTTAGCTAAAGGACGTAAAGGAAGAGGTCTCAATAAATTTGAAATGCCTAATTAATGATTAGTGTAAATACACAATATTTTAGAGAAGCTGCTCTTTATTACGAAAAGTATAAAAGATACTCTGATGGTGTTTATGATAGTTATGAATATCATGAATACTGGGATAGAGAAAGAGAAAGAGTACTAAATGGTTATGAGGTTTCTGGTATGCGAATTACTGGAGATCATTACTGGTATTTAAATTATAGTCCTATTATGAAAGTCCAGAAAGTAGATTTAGAAGCTACTTATGGAACTATCTTTAAAGATAAAGTTAAAAGTAATAGAGTTCGTGGTGAACGTCTCGCAGGATTTCCTGATTTTTGGGATGAAGATTATAATGTTTGGAATGAAATAGAGTTAGCAGAAATTAATGGTCAACATTTTATATGGTTGAAACCTCGCGGTGTTGGTGCTTCATTTAAAGGAGCAAGTAAAGCTGCAAAAAATTTCTTTTTATATCCTAGTAGTAAATCTTATATGGTAGCTTATACTACTGAATTTTTACTAGGTGATGGTTTATTTACTAAGTTTCTGTCTTATAGAAGCTTTATTAATAGTCAGCACCCAGATGAGCGTAGATATTTAACTGCGTTTGGTAAGCCTTCTGACTATAAAAAAGATATTAATGATATGCACTTTAGAGCCTCCACTAATGTAGATAGTGAGGAAAGAGGGTATATGAGTGAAGTAATGGGAGTAAGTTATAAAGATGATATTGATAAGGTTCGTGGTAAACGAGGTAGATTAGTTCTTTTTGAAGAATATGGTGCTGCTCCTCAAGCAGATACAGTATTTAATGTAATGCGCTCTTCTATGGAACAGGGTGGTGTTACTTATGGTCTTATCTGGGCATTTGGTACTGGTGGTTCTAATTCTGCTAAATTTGGTGCTATGGAGAAAATGTTTTATGCTCCTGAAGCGTATAATGTTAGAGCTTATAATAATGATTATGATGAAGGTTTAAAAGGAACTACCTGTGCTTATTTTACTCCTGCTTATAGAAATGTAGAGTTTAAAGATCTTAACGGTAACAGTTTAGAAAAAGAAGCTAAACAACACTTTGATAAAGAAAGAGAATCTGCTTCTAAATCACCTGACGGTAATGCATTAATTCAAATTAAATCAGAACATCCATACGTACCACAAGAAGCTATTCTAAAAAATACTCATACTGTTTTACCTGCAAACGAAGCATTAGAATGGTACCATCGTGTAATTAATCTTGGTTTACATAAACTAGGAGTACCAGGAATTATTACAAATGTTAATGGGAAATACGAGTTTAGTTATAGTGATAAAGTAAAACCTATAGATAAGTATCCTCATAATATTAAAGAAAATCTTGATGGTTGTGTTGTTCAATATACTGCTCCTTTTAAAGTAAATGGTAGAGTTCCTGATGATCTTTATATTATTGCACATGATCCATACGCCTTTGATAGTAGTACAGATAGTGAGTCTATTGGTGCTGCTTATGTTTATATGCAACCTAATAAATTAATACCACCTGGAGATAGAATTGTTGCTACTTATTTTGGTAGACCAAAAACAACAGATGATTACAATAAAGTATTATTTGACTTAGCTAGATATTATAATGCTAAAATAGGATTTGAAAATGATCGTGGTGATGTTATTGGATACGCAAAGAGGTTTAAACTATTGGATTGGCTATCTGATGAATTTGAGTTAGCTTTCGATGCTGACATTCCAAGAAGCAAAGTGAGACGTCAGTTTGGTATGCATATTGGTAGTGGTAAAGAAAACCTACGTATGCATAAAGGTAATAAATATCTCAATGACTGGTTAATTACTCCAAGAGGTGCTGATGAAAACGGTAATTCAATTTTAAACATTCATACCATAAGATGTCCATCTACTTTACAAGAAATACATCAATATCGTGTAGAGGGTGGTAACTTTGACCGAATTTCTGCACTCCGTATTTTGGCCTATTATCAGAAAGAACTGGCTTATAAAGATATAAGTCCTAGTTCTCATAATTCACAAGAACCTTCTAACTTCTTTAATAGACGGCATTTTAGATAATTATGATTAGAGTTCATAGTAGACCAAAACAACGTGTACCTAAATCAGAAAAAACAGCTGATTGGTATGAAGAAAATGGTAAGTATTATCGTGATGCTTGTCAACCTGCAATAGATGAAGCAGAAGCATTAAAGAATTACAGATTAGCTAATGGAGAATTAGACGAAAAGGATTATTTATATGTAACTAATCCTATTAACTCTAAACGCTGGGAATTACAAGGCTATCCAGCTAAAATGCGTAATTATGATATTATAAGTCCTAATGTCAACACATTAATGGGTGAAAAATCTAAACGTAGATTTACACCTATTGTTTATGCTAGAAATCATAATTACACTAGCGATCAAGCAAGATATTATAAACAACTAATGACTGAACATCTTCAACAGATGTTTGTAAATAATTCTGTTGCAATGGGTGTTCCATTGGAAGAAGAAGAAATTGTATATAAATTTGATGAAATTGCTAGAAAAGTAAAGAACCTTCCTGATGAAGTAACTAAACAAGGTCAAGCAGCGTTAGAGTTTATAATGGACTATAATGATTTGTTTAGACATTTTAGAAAAGGATTTTATGATTTTATTGTAAATGCAATGACCTATTATTATAATGACGTTATTAATAATAGGACACATTTTGAAATTGTAAGTCCAGTTAATATTAATTATTTATGCAGTCCTCATCATGACTTTATTGAAGACGGTGAATCAGTTAAATGTACTCATAAATTAAGTGTAAGCGAAATTTATGATCGCTTTCAAGGAGTAGAAGGTTTTAATAAACAAGAACTACAAGATTTTCTAGAACGTCAATCTGGAGGACAAAACGTTGGAAGAAGTGATAGTTATTATTATGCTTCTAGTGATGTCTTTGCACAACAGTCTCAATTATACAGAAATGTATTTGGTACTCTTCCGGAAGAACAATATAGTGATGGTATAGAAGTAGATCATATCTTATGGCGTAGTTCTATTAAAGTAGGTAAAATTACAACTACTGATATTTTTGGTAATGTTGATTATATTTACGTAGATGAAACATTTAAAGATAGAGGAGAGTTTGAAATCGAGTGGCGTTGGGTAGATGAAATTTGTGAAGTATATTGTATTGGAGATAATTATTATATAGGAGGACGTCCTATTCCAATTCAACGCGGAGAATATAATAATCCTGGTAAAGCTAAGTTATTATACAATGGACGTAATTTCTTTTCACGTCACACACGTCCTAGATCAATAGTAACTAAAGGAGATGCGTTTCAAAAATCTGTTAATATTGTAAAATATCGTGCAGAAGAAAGTTTGTTAAAGTCTCTTGATAAGATTATTCTTTTTCCTCTTGGTTTAATTCCTAAAAAAGAAGGATGGGATGAAGATAAGTTAATGTATTATGTAAGAGCATTTAGTTTCTTGTTTTTTGATGATACAAGATCAAACGCTTCTGCAATGGTTCAAGCTTTAAAGGAACTCGACCTTAGTATGAGTGAGCATATTACTCGTTCTTTTGAGCTAGTTGCAGCAATTAAAGCAGAGTACGATGAGTTATGTGGTATTAATCGTCAACGTAAGGGAAACTTTATGGCTAGTGACGGAAAAGCCACAAGTCAATTTGCTCTACAAACAGGTTATGTAGTTAGTGAAGAACTGTTCTTACAATTTGAAGAACTGGAACAGAGAGCATATACCGGATTAATTGAACTATCTAAATTTGCTTTTAGTGATGGTATTTATGCACAGTATATGCGTCCAGATGGCGCTAAAGCAATTTTAGATTTACTTAATCCTTCTACTTACGTAAATACAGATTTTGGAGTATTTGTACGTAACGGAGGAGAAGAATTAGAGAAACTTAATTTAATGAAAGAACAAATACATCCACTAGTACAGAATGGTGGTGATGCTAAATCTATTGCTAAATTAATTGACAGTAATAATTTTGCAGCTATTCATGAAATAATGGATGAGATGGATGTAAAGTTAGAACAACGTCAAGCAAGACAAGATCAGTTACAGAAGTATATGACTGATATGGAAGCTAAGACAAAACAAGATCAATTAGATTTTCAATATTATGATGCAGATTTAAAGGCACTTACAGATACTCAAGTTGCTCTTATTCAACAAGGAATGAAAATCGCGGAGAATCTTTCTTCTTTAGAAGCTGATCCAAATGCTGATAAAGAAAAAATTGATATGACAAAAATAGAGTTAGAAAAAAATGCGATTGAAATGATGAAGAACGCAACTAAGTTAAGAGAAATTGCTTCAAAAGAACGTATGAATAAACTAGATAATGAAACAAAACTAAAGAATAAAACATCAGGGGAATAAGATATAGTGATATAGCATTTTCTCCATGATTGAAAAGTCTATTATATATAGACTTTTCGGATTTTAAATAATAAAATATAACCACTAATTTTAACACAAATGGCAGAAGGAATAGGAGATTTAGCAGCACTAGTAGCAAAAATGCCTGGTGCTGGAAATGCAGAACCAGTTAAGTCTAATGATGGTAATCTATCAGAAGCAGAAAAACTGGCTCTTGCAGAAAAAGAAATTGCAGACCGTAAGGCTAAAGAAGCAACGGCTGCGGCTGCTCCTTCAAAAGGTAGTGAAGGTCAAAATGAACCTGCAGAACCTACAGAAGAAGAAGTACAAGCTAAGTTAGATGAACTTAGTAAAAAAGAAGAAAAAGATATTACAGATGAAGAAAAGGAGTTTCTTCAAAAATATACTTCACCTGAATTAGATGAAATTACTAGTTTAAAAGCCGAATATGAACAAAATTATGGTATTAAACTAGAAGAGAAGTATGATAATAGTCCTGAAGGTTTAAAGAAGTTAACAAATGATTTAGTACCTAAGCTTGCAGAAATGATGTTTATGGAATCACTAAAAACGGTTCCTTATATGGAAGATTTCTATAAGCACATCGCTTCTCAAAAGAGTATTGAATCATTTTTAGCTAAGAACACAAAACCTGTATTTGAAACTATTGCATTAGAAGAAGTTGTTGAAACTGATACTGATGAAATAAAAGATAAGAAAAATGCAGCGTATAAATCTTTGATTGAACTTAATTTCAAGAATAAAGGAATTTCAGAAGCAGATACCGCAATATTTGTAGATTTATATAAAGCTAAAGGAGAATTATATAATAAAGCTAAAGAAGCAAAAACAGAACTAACTGCAAAACATAAGGAAGCTATTGATGCTCAATTAAAAGCAGAAGAAGCAAGAATTGCAGCAGAACAAGAAGAAGTTGCTAAAATTGTTAATGAAGCTAAGTCTATCGTTAAAAAGAATGACTTTGGTGGATTAAGTATTCCTGCAACAGATATTCCAGCTTTTGAAAAAGCTTTATTTGAAACAGATCAAAAAGGATATAGTTTAGTAGAGTATAAACGTAATAAATTATCTTTAGCACAACGTTTATTTTTAGATTATATCGTTTTTAAAGACTTTAAAAATATTAGTAGCGCAACAAAGGCTCCTATAAAAACCTGGAGTTGGGCTAATAAAGAAAATAATAACAGAGGTGGTTCTAAAGTTTCAGGAACAAGTGGAGGGTCAAGAAACTCACAACCAGACTTTGATGTTAGTAAATTTGATTTCAGTAAATTAGTAACTAAATAAAAATAAACAATGGCAGCTTATAATCCTATTTTAGAGCTTTATCCTGCACAGTTTAACGATAAGGAATTTAGTTCAACAAATCACTTGAGCAAAGCATTGCTTACTCAAAGTGAGTGGTTGGCTCCTTTTGTTACTCATGCTTATGGTACAAGCGCAAACTATGGAAGTCGTAACTTTCCTTTATCTTTCGTAACTGAAGGTATGGGTAATGTTAATAAAATTTCCTCAACTGACTTATCTTATAAGATCGGTGTAATTGGTCGTCCTAAGAAAACTTCAACTGTAGCTATAGCAACTTATTCTGCTACTGATCGTCCTGGTCGTGGACATACTAAATTTAAAATAATTTTTGCAGATCGTTGGTTCCACAAATCATTGTCTGTATTCTCTCCTTCACGTTTAGAGTGTCGTATTCAAAGCGATCCTCGTCAAGTCAGTGGTGGATGGGAATATGAATTGGTTTTAATGAACCCTTCTGCTGATGCTTTTATTCCTGTCGCTGATTTACAGCCGGGTAAAGTGTGGGCACGTACTGTAGCTAAAGTTGGTAAAGAGCGTTCTCGTGGTGTAGAATCTCGTAGCCATACTCCGTTTGTAACTACTAACCAAATTGCTCTTACTCGTGATACTTACAAGTTAGCTGGTAATGTAAAAAATAAAGTAATGGTGTTAGAGATTAAGGCAGATGGTAAGCGATTTAAGTTCTGGACTCAATGGGAAATGTACTTACGTCAATTAGAGTTTAAAGAAAAATGTGAATCTGATCTGTGGTATTCTGAATATAACAAAGACACTAATGGTGTTACTCACGTTATTGACGAAGATTCAGGAGAAGTAGTTCCTTCAGGTGCAGGTATGCTTCAGCAAATTCCTAATCAAGACAGCTACTCTTTCTTAACTACTGGTAAGATTCAAAATCTTATTCGTGATATTTTCTTTAATGCTTCTGATTCAGATGTAGTAGATGTAGATATTTACTCTGGAACAGGTGGTATGGAAGAAGCAGATAGTGCTATGAAACTTGCTTCTGCTGCATTTACTTTAGTAGATACTAAGCAAGTGACAGGCGAAGGTAATTCAATGATGTTTGGCGCTTATTTTAATCAATATCGTCATATTGATGGACATAAGGTAACATTTAAAAAGCTCCCTTTAATGGATCGTGGTGTAATGGCAGATGTTTCTGACCCGCATCCGATTACAGGTCTTCCTTTGGAATCATATAATATGTATTGCATTGATAATTCAACTTATGAAGGTCAGCGTAATATTCAGTATGTATCTGAAGCTGGACGTGAAGAAGTAAATCGTGTTGTACCTGGTATGGCAGCACCGCCAGATGGTTATAATGAAACTTTGTTTGCTTCATCTGATATTGATGCTACTAGCGTTGAATGGATGAAAACACAAGGTGTTCAAGTTATGAAGCCGACTAACTGCTTTAAATTATTTAACGGAATTAGTTAATTTTTTAAACTAATAAAACCACTATATATATGTCTAATGAATTGCAGAAAGTAGAAAAGGTAGCCGGAGGACAGCAAGGAGCAATTCTTGCTGCTCCTACAGCTGCTGATATTATTATGGATGAACCAAATGAAAAAGAAAAAGAATATTTTCATTTTGGTAAACCAGTTAAAGTAGGAAGTAGAAAAGTAAATATTAAACTTGTTCCTAAGTTTTCTATTTTACCTTCTGAACCTGCTGCTAAATTTATCCGTGATGAAGT